GTTGAGAACCTCACCCTGACAGGGTCTGCGGCTGTCAATGGCACTGGCAATACGCTCGACAACTTGCTGACCGGCAACTCGGCTGCGAACACTTTGAACGGCGGGGATGGAAGCGACACGCTGGATGGTGGTGCTGGCAACGATGTGTTGACCGGTGGGGCTGGGACGGACACGGCCTCTTATGCCAGTGCCACTGCGGGCGTGACAGTCAGTCTGGCGGTTACGGCGGCTCAGGCCACGGGTGGGGCTGGAACCGATACTCTGGCCACGATTGAGAACCTGACAGGGTCTGGATTTGCTGACACGCTGACCGGTGATGGAAACGCCAACCTGATAGATGGTGGCGTTGGCAATGACACGATCACAGGGGCGGCTGGGGCGGATAGGTTGCTGGGTGGCGATGGGGATGACCTGTTCGTTGTGGGCGTGGTTGCCGATTTTGCCACAGGTGAGGTGATCACAGGTGGGGGCGGTACGGACGAACTGCGCTTTACCTCCACAGTCGCCAGCACGCTGACCCTGACCTCTGATGTGACGGTTGAACGGGTGGTGATCGGCACGGGGACAGTGGCTGCTGCGGTGGCCACTGCAACGACTGCGCTGAATGTGAATGGTGCGGCTTTGACCAGTGCTGTGACCATGATCGGCAACGCGGGGACCAATGCCCTGACAGGTGGCAGTGGCAACGATACGCTGGATGGCGGGGCGGGGAATGACAGCCTGACCGGTGGGGCTGGGAATGACACGTTCACTGTGGGGTCTGGCACTGACACGGTCACCGACCTGAACGGTGGCGATGTTCTGACGGTGGCCTCAGGCGCAACTGCAAATGCCACAGTTACGTCAGCATGGACCGCGTCAGCGGCCAGCACCAACAGCGGTACAGCCAACCTGTCCTCAGCTGGCTACAACGTTGATCTATCGGCAATCTCCACCGGTACGGCTGGGTTCAAGGTGACCAACACAAGTGGGGCGGCGAGCTTCACGGGGTCATCGTTGGCAGATACCTTGATCGGTGGCGCTGGAAACGACACCCTCATGGGGGGCCTTGGCAATGACAGCCTGACAGGTGGTGCAGGCAATGACACTTTCACCATCGGCTTTGGAACTGATGCCATCACCGATCTCAGTGGCAGTGATGTCCTCACCGTTGCCTCTGGTGCAACCGCCAACGCCACCGTCACTGCCGCTTGGACAGCTACCGCTGGGAGCAGCAATGCTGGCACAGCTGCCAACCTGACCAGTGCGGGCTTCGCGGTGAACCTGTCGGCCATCACAGGCGGAACTGCGGGCTATACAGTCACCAACAGCGCCTCGACCGCTGCAACCTTTACGGGATCAAAGTTTGCAGACACCCTATCCGGCGGTTCTGGCGCAGATACGCTCATCGGCGGCGATGGCAATGATAGCCTAACGGGTGGGGCGGGCAACGACACTTTCACCATCACACTTGGCACAGACAGCATCAAAGATCTGAGCGGCGGGGACATCTTCACAGTGGTCAGCGGAGCGGCGGTGAATGCCACTGTTAGCGCGGCTTGGACAGCGACCGTAGGGACAGCCAACAGCGGCGGAACAGCCACGCTGACTACGGCAGGCTTTGCTGTAAACCTTGCGGCGGTGACAGGTGGGTCGTCCGGCTTTAGCGTGACCAACACCTCATCCACCGCAACCACACTGACCGGTTCTTCATGGGCAGACACCTTGGCTGGAGGCGGTGGGGCAGACACGTTGGTGGGTGGTCTTGGCAATGATGTGCTGACAGGCGGCGCAGGAAACGACACCTTCACAGTGGCATCCGGCACGGACAGCATCACCGATCTGGGTGGTGCAGATATCTTCACCGTTGCCGCCAGTTCCACCGCAAATGCCACCGTAACATCTGCATGGACAGCCACCACTGGCACTACCAATGCTGGCACGGCCACGCTTTCCACCAATGGCTTTGCGGTGAACCTCGCCGCAGTGACAGGCGGAACCCTTGGTTACAGCGTAACCGATACCGGGGCCGCGACCACACTGACCGGATCAAAATTCGCCGATACGCTGACGGGTGGCGCAGGAGATGACACGCTGGTGGGCGGAGCGGGGGCCGATAGCCTAGTGGGCAATGATGGGAATGACGTTTTCGTGGTGGCACTGGCGGCAGATCTTGCCACAGGTGAGGTGATCACGGGTGGCACGGGAACGGATGAGCTGCGGTTCACCTCGACCACGGGCAGCACCCTTACGCTGACCTCTGGTGTCAAAGTAGACACTGTGGTGATCGGAACAGGCACGGGTGCCGTTGGCACAGCGGTCACAAGTGCCACCACGGCCTTGAACATCGATGCCTCTTTGGCAGGCAATGCCCTATCCATCCTCGGCAACGCGGGGGTCAACACCCTCACAGGGTCTGGCTACAACGACACTCTCAACGGTGGATCAGGCAATGACAGCCTAATTGGCGGCGGAGGCGATGACCTCCTCACAGGCGGCGTTGGCGCAGATACCTTCGTGTTCAACCAACTGACCGGCATTGACCACATCACGGACTTCACCACGGCTAGCGACCATATTAGCCTTTCGAAGACCGTTTTCTCTACTTTGGGTGCTGTGGGAACCCTTGGATCAACTGCCTTCTATGCAGCAGCTGGTGCCACCACAGGCCATATTGCAACGGATCGGGTGATCTACAACACAACCACGGGCGCTTTGTACTATGACGCGGATGGCAACGGCTCAGGCGCAGCGGTTCAGATCGGTGTTCTGGATGGCCACCCAACACTGGCCTATACGGATGTGCTGATTTTCTGACAATGCTGTTGGGGCTGCAATATGCCCCAGCCTTTGACGCGGAATGAAATCCGCCAACAACCGGATCTTGGTTGATTTACGTTTGTCTGGGCGTTTTGCTTTCCGAAGCCAAGGAAAGCATATCGTGATTTCAAATATCGTTGCTACAATTACAGCGAAAAATGGTATCGTGCCACTTGTGACCAGTAAGGGTGGTTTTGATGCCAAAGTTAACTCAAAAACAGAATGCCTTTGCCTCACGTATCGCTGATGGCGACACACAGTCTGCCGCGTACCGTGCCTCATATGATGCGGCACAGATGGATGATGCCACAGTATGGTCAGAAGCATCGCGGTTGGTCCGCCACCCGCAGGTTGCTGCAAGGGTCGAGGTTTTGAAGGCTGAAAAGGACTACATCCGGCGCAGTCTTGTCTTGGACCGCGAAGAGGCAATCCTTGCCCAGCTACAGCATGAGGCCTTCACGGCAAAGACAGATGGCGCACGGATCAGGGCCTTGGAGCTGCTGGGTCGCCATGCGGGGATGTTTACTGAGCGGGTTGAGGTGGAACAGGTGGAGCGGTCTGTCAGCCAGATCGAGACTGCGATCCGGCAAAGGCTCGAGCGGCTGGGCGTGTCATAGTTTGGTCACGACTTGCTAGCCTGCCTTGAGAAAGTTCATTGGAACTTTTCTGGCATCTGATCTGCCGGAAGTGATCCGGCGCGGTGGGTTGCCTCGTTCCACGAACCCTGAGCATCATTCGAACAACGGACCCTGCTCCTAAGCCTGAATATCACCTCGTAGGCAGCGGCAACATCGTCAATCTCCGGTTGATCAGCGAAGACGTCACCAAAGGCAAATCCCCAAGAGGGCTTGCGGTATGACACGAAGTGGATCGTAGGCTGCCCATTCCCCAAAATACTTGCTGTTGCGTCCTACCGATGCGCTCCGGCCCTCTAAGGCCCTAATGTGGATTGCATCCTAGGTTTACCTTCTTAATGGCTTAGTTCCAAACAGCGGCGGGCTGTGAAGAGGTGCCAGTGTTGTGCAGGTCGCGTTCTGCTCTACCGTTTACCTGCAACAGAAAGCATGATGCCGATGGATCAAGGCCCGACTATGTAATAACCTCTAAACTGGACGACCGGATGGGCGCATTCCATTGAGAAGGATGAAGCTGATGCAATCGAACCAATTTGTTGAGACAGTTTGTCAGTTCCGCCCTTTTTCATTTCGGTTCCGCAAACTGGCAACATCTTCGCTTTTTGTCATCGCTGCCCTATGGGCAGCGCCGCTTTGGTCCAATCCTGTTACACAAAATCTTGCTACAGACCGATCTGCTTACGTAACTGTGATTGGTGGACGACTTGGCAACGCAAGTGACACAACGTTTTCTGCAGACCCTACAGATGCCAAGATCGGAAATCTGACACCTTTGAAGCCCGGCACAGACGCTAACTTTGCGGCTATCACCTTAGGGGAGAGGATTGATGCCCAGTGGGACTGGAAGGCCTCGGTGCAGTCTAGATTCACAGAGGATGCCACAAGTTTCGCGGCACCGCCAAACGATGAAAACACCGATCAGTGGGCCAGCAATTCGCTCCGACTAACCACCGGAGATTTTGAATTGGGGTATGATGCCGCCGCGTCACAAAGCTATGGTTTGCGCCTCTTCGCTGGCGCCCGAGTGCTGCGAGCTAAAAACGACATCAGCTATCGGTATCAAGATTTGGACGATGACAAAGTCGGCAGCTATATCCATCAAAATGAGGTAAATGCGATTGGGCCAAGACTTGGGCTAACTGCCTCAACTCCACTGGGGCAAGGGGGACCACGCTTCGTCTCTTCTTTGTCCAAATCTGTCGTTTTTGGAAAGTTCAACAGTCAATACGAACACTCTGAGAGCGGAGGCGAAGACCCGTCCAATGGCAGTGGGAGCTATTTTCAAGACAAGAAGGTCACAAATGCCGAAGCTTCAGTCGGCATTCAGTTCGATCTTGCTCCCGGCGCGATGTTTGAGATTGGCTACCGGGCTGAAACTTGGCAAGGGCTTTTGAATTCGGTTGATAACGCCCAGAGCGGAGATGGCACGTTCACACAAGGCGGGGCAACAGACGTGAACTTCCAAGGGCCATACCTTGCCCTTACTTGGAAATTCGGTTCATGACCGTGGACTTCTTGGTTGTAACCGCTCCCAAATCATAGTCGCGCTTGAAGAAGATGCGCCTGTTTGGGTTGGCTACGCGACATGCTCTGATTAAGGGTAGCACATCCTGTCGCTTCGTGATCCGAACAATGGTGAGAACGGCGGCATCTGCTCTCGCAGTTTCAACTGGGATCAATTCGCCCCCGGCGCGCATCCAATCAAGGCCGATTTGGACCGAGGTCGGCATCCATCCACAATAGGCCACCAGATCGTCATCTTCAAAGCCTGCAACATGGCAGCCCGTGGAAAGTTGATGCCGCAATGCCGTCAGGAGTTTGGCGGCACCAAAGGCCCCAAAGGGCGGCGTTGCCGCAATGAAATCTGCCACCAAACCCAGCGCCTCAAAGCCCGGCTTGAACCTTCTTACTTGCAAGATTTGATGCCCTTCGCGTCATGATACCGGGTCAAGAAGAATTGCACTAACTGTCATGGCAAGTACACAACCTTGGCCGGTTGCAGGTTAGACGGATTGATAAGTGTATCTCAGTGTCGGGCAGGATAACGGCTAGGATGGAGCGTGCAAATACGCCTCCGGCAGGGCTAGGAATGCTTCTTGGCCTTGTCAATGGTTGGTACAAGTCACAACGGCGTCCCATCGGCACCGCCAGCGCGTCTGTGAAGGCATTGCTCATCACACATTGGATATGCCTTCAATAGGCACTGCAGGATCTCTCAGGACCCCACCAAGTGGGTTATGGCCATCACGACGTCAGTTCCCAAGTTTAAAGGGATGTTCATGGCAAGGATGTCCGTGTCACCCTTTGGATAAGTTGAATTGATCACATCAATATGTAGGGGTTTGAGTAACGTGACTAAACATAAGCTTTGGTGTTTATCTGTTCATACCTGTGTAAAAGGGGGGGGGTCTCCCTAAGATCCCCCCCCTTTACAGTCTACATCTTGTTTCCCAGTTTTGACTATGATGTGGCGTCAACATATCTTTGGGTCATTGGCTGACCCAAGATACTTGATCACGGCCATTTCGCCGATTGTTGTCTACGCTGATTTGAGCGTCACCGCTTGTGGCGTCTTGCCCAAGCAGAAGGTGCGCTTTCGCACACCGACGCAGTACTGCTTTGCCATCACAATGGCACCGGTTTCGCGGAGCTTTTTGATGGCGCGATCAAAGCCTTTCTTTGACATATTGATGTGCTGGGCCTCCATCATTCCCTTGTAGCAAAGCTGAAAACTCTTGCCGGGTAAGTGACCGAAGTTTTTCTTGAGTGCGACGTAAAGAGCGATGGCGTTGCTGTCGCACAAGAGAAGGTCTGCAAAACGCCGATCAACCTGAAAAACCCCACCCGTTGTCACATGGAGTTCGCCCTGAATGTACAATTCGAAAGCCCACCGGGCGATGTAACTCAGTTCAGCGTCAGGGACAGATCCCGGCTCTTCGCATTCCTCGTCACGCACACTCATCAAGTTCCATAAGAGTTCCTGCTCAGTGTCGCAGGTATGCACAAACTCAAGGGAACGCTTCAAAAGATGCCTATTGCGATACCCCTTGGTCACTTTGCCATCCGGGAGGAACCTGCCAGCCAGCACGGCAGCCGCTTTTGAATACGGCTTAGCCGATGGCTCTGGAAAAGGGTTGAGCTTGGTTACGCCCAGCTTTCCGCAGACTTCAACATATCTGCCACCACCGGGGCGGATAGAAGTCGGCCCAACGACGTAGTGTTTTTTCCCTGAAAGGACATCGACCCGCATGCCGTCTTGTCTGAGCCTCGGCAAGTCGATTGGCGCACCGCTGTAATACAGGTGGAACCCACGAGGTGTTTCAACTTTCACGCTAGCGATGCCAAATCTTTCCTCGAGATGGGCTACCAAGTCCAAGTCTTTTTCATCTAGATCCAGCACGACCATGTGATCCAACCTGACGCCGTAGATTGTGGACCCATTTGATCCCATCAACGCCTCAAAACGGGCTTTGCTTAACCTTGTCTTCTGCCAGCCTTTGACCAAAGGGGCCTTGCCATTTTCTTTGGCTACCAACGGCACTACGACAAAGTTTGCAATGTTCAGTTCGGCAGCACGTGCCAGAATTAGCGCTTGCGTAGGGATTCTCACTTGGTGCCTCCCCTGCCCGGATGAATCTCTGCCAGCTGCTCCAGTATCTCAAGAACATCGGGGTCCTCCACGATGCAGAATTGCCGGTAGAGATCGATCAGCCTTTCCCGGCGCCGTAGGTAGTGCCACCCTGTCCACCGTGGCCTACCGGCCCTCTGGCCGTCTTGTTTCTGTATGATCCATTGAAGACCACACTTCCCATCAATGATCCGACAATTTGGATCGAAGGTCGCAAGGACCTTTGCGTAGTTGTCATCAGACTCATGGTTGGACGCACAGCTAAAGGGCATTTTGCTCATTTGCCCGCCTCATCTGCAGGACGGCCTGAGCCGGATGCAACGTCACCGCCAACGCCTAGAAGTGCCATCAGGCTTTCCGCTGGGATGACTGTGCGCCCACCAATGCGCACAGCTTGGAGGCGCTTGGCACCAATATGGGCATAGATCGTTGTTCTGCCCAAGCTAGAGGCCTTGCAGGCCTCATTGATGCTATAGGCAAGTTTCGGGATGTTTGGGTCTGAAGGCATTTTCTTCCTCATTCGATGCTGAATGAGGTCGTTCTAATTCATCTGGAATGTGCCTAACCCGGTTAGCCCGAAACACGCTTTTTGGCGTCAGAAACGCGGCTAGCGATGTTGCTTTCCTTTAACGTATATCTGTCTTCCGTTGAAAACTCACCAGTCTGACGGTCGTAATCGATGTCGCTGTGCTTCCTTAGCCGCTCTCCGATCTGCTTTGCTTTGATGTTAGGCTCTGCCGTCACCCAGTCATTTATAAGCACGGTAAAGGGATCGTAGCTCGTAGGCCGGAGTTTCTGTGCAGCTCTTGACTGGGCTTGACTGAAGTTCGCCCTTGATTGTTCGATGTACTTTATCGCGGAAGCTGGGTCGTCAACCAGCCTCCTAAACGCCGCCTCAGCAAAGCTGAATTCTGGGCCTAGGGAACGTGCATCTCCCAGTTTTTCGACGGTCTCAAAGTCGACCACGGTTTGCTCCGGGGAGGGCGCTTCGACACCGCGCCGAAGTCGCTCACTTTTGAGAAAGAGGTCAAGTATGGCATGCCCAACTTCATCTTCAGTCTCAGCGCCTTTGACCTCTTCCTCCCATTCCTTAATCAGCTGTTTTTGGCGGGCCTCAAAAGATTGATTAGTCATCTTAACCCCCCATCACAGAGCGGATCGGAATGATCTCCGCCTCAGAAATCCCTTCACCAGCGCAGTAGGTTGCCCAGTCCTCCATGAGCCTGCGACGTTTTTCAAAGACATCCCCACGCCGGTATGCCGCTTCTGCCTTGTTGGCGATGGTGTGGGCCAACGCCATCTCGCAAACTTCATGTGGGTACGCCGTGCATTCAGCCGCCCAGTCTCTAAAGCTTGACCGGAAGCCATGCACGGTCACATCAGTGTTCATCCGCCGCAGAAGCATGGCCATAGCCATGCCTGACAGCTGCCGACCTTTAGACCCGGGAAAGATCCATTCCCCGCCAAGATCTTTCATTTGCCGGAGGATCTCCAAAGCGCGGGGTGACAGGGGTACGCGATGTTCACGACCCGCCTTCATGCGGCTGGCTGGGACCGTCCAGACAGCCTTCTCAAGATCCACCTCTTCCCAAGCAGCATCAATCACCTCACCGGTACGGGCAGCGGTCAGCACGGTGAACTCCAGTGCCAATGCAGCGATGGCTTTGCGGCTACGCAGCTCATGCAGCACGTCAGGAACGCCCCCATAGGGAGCAGCCTTGTGATGCCCCCTTGAGAGGCGTGGGCGGGCCGGTAGGATCTGGTCAAGATGCCCGCGCCACCGTGCAGGGTTCTCTCCCTGCCGGTAGCCCCTGACCTTGGACGCATCTAGCACTGCTTCGATCCTGCCCCTCACCCGCGAGGCTGTCTCTGGTTTTTCATTCCAGATCGGCTCCAGCACGGTCAGCACATGTGGCGTGTTGATGTTGGCGACAACCATGTCGCCCATGATTGGGTAGACATAAGTTTCCAGTGTAGAGGCCCACTGCGCCCTGTGCTTGGCATTGCGCCAGCTGCCCTCATTTGAGGCAATGTAGCTGGCCGCTGCCATCTTGAAGGAAACACTGGATGCCTCTTTGGCCTGCTGCTCTGCCGCTGCTGCGGCGGCGACCTGCTGCCGTTCTGCCAAGGGGTCGATCCCGTTCTTGACCTTCATGCGGTAGATGGTCGCCACATCACGGGCCTGTGCAAGCGACAGTTCTTCCCCGCCGACCTTTTGCAACAATTCAATTGCCTCAGGGCAGCGCGATAGGCCTACGTCCCTCGATTTACCATGCAACATGAAGCGGTAGACCCAAGACCGCGCACCAGTCGGTTTGACCAGCAGGTTCAGGCCATCCCCATCAACATGCCGACCGGGTTTTGCATTCTTGACCTGCAAATTGGTCAATGCCTTACTGAGCTTCTTTGGCATCTGGATCTCCCACACTTGTGCTGCACCCCAGTGATGGCCTTGGGGGCATGCAGAAACCGTTCCCATAAACGTTCCCCGAAAATATCATGATTTTATGGGAACGCAAGTGAATCGAGTTGAACATTCCAGCTGATCGGCGAATCGGCAGTCTGTTGATTTAAATATATAAAATGAACTTTATTGATCATGATCGAACTTATGTTAGTCGGACACCGCTTCCGCCAAAATCATATCGCAAACTCACCTACACCCCCGATGAGCATCGAAATTCCTTTTGGTTTCAAAAGGGTTTAGCGGCGGAATGCGAACCGCTCAGACTGCGCCAGTGGCGAAAATCAGTCTGAGAAGCCCCGCAGTCTCATTCCGAGCGAACCTCGCCGAAATCAGTACGCATGGAAAAGTCAGTGTCTATTCAAGCGCTTAAAAATCCTGCGAAAACGTCTCGTTCAAAACGTTCGTCTCGCCCTCGGTATTGCTAAAACCAGCAGTGGGCGTGGATGTGCGTACGTCGGCAGTACGGACGGCAGCAGGTTCTGACGCCCTCAAAAACATCGATTGTAGGAGTTAGTTCCGGTTCAAACCAAGCTTGCCGCGCGATAGAAGTGCAACTTTCCAGAATGTTTCGCGATCAATCAGGGTCTTGTCTGGCATGGCCATGGTTCTGGTCTCGAGCAGTGTGAAGCGGAAGTTCTTGCGGGCATAGTCAAGGGTTGGATCGTCCACGAGCACACGCAGCTCAACGTTTCCGCCGTGTCCTGTGTCGATGTAGCTGCACCATCGAGACCAAATACCACCATCACTGTAGGCAGATCCGACATATCGCCTGCCTGTCTCGGCGTCGGATATCAGGTACACTCCCTTCACTGCAGCTAATGCCGCCCTCCAGTCTGCGCGGCCTTTTTTGACGATGCCTTCAAGCTCGTCAAATGACAGATCAATACTTTCCAAACCTGGAAACGCTCGGCCGGAGTATTGTTCGGGAAGTATCTCGGCGACTTCGATTTCTCTGTAGTGATTTTCAAAATTGACCCGTGTCGCTCGATCACGATACGGTACTCTTATCTTGAGCCTGCCCACGAAGCTCTGGCCAATATCACAAAGTTCAACATCGTAACGGTCGTCATGTCTCGCCAAGACACGATAAATGCCACCGAAGATCCAGACATCCGGCTCGTGGTAAAACTGAGCCACTGAAAAAATGAAGGGGCGATTGAAGGCGTTGTTATGCGGGCGGAACTCCTGCCAAGCCTTCCATTCCTGCCGATCACGCACAAACACATCGAGTGGATGGCTCTCATGGTTCCACCTGGCAAAGTGAAGTTTGTATTCCTCGGGCTTTTGGATGGCCCACAAGTCTGAAAGACAAATAGTCATTGGAGATTTCTTCTTGATGTTTGGCCCGAGTATCGTCTTGGCAGGTCTTTACGTCTTTATCTCACAGTAGCAGAGCATCATCAATCATCTGGAAAACGATTGATGATGCAAGATTTTAGTGGGTTCAATGCCTATCCTCAAACACCTGCCCCATCTGCTCCGACCAAGGCAGATTGACAGCCTCAATGAGGTCAATCATCGAAACTGACGGCGGGTCGCGCGAGATTACCAGGCGCTCGAGCACGTCCGGTGAGAGGTAGGCCAGTCGCAGCATCCGGCTGACGAAGCGGTCGGTAACCTTCTCGGCCTTGGCAATGTCGTGGATCCTCGCCGAGGCGCTGGAGAATGGCCATGATGCGGCCGGAGCCGAACTGGTGCACGAGCGGACGGACAACGGATCGGTCCGGGCATTGAAGCTGCGCTGGCGCAGCCGCCTGCGGGCGGGCTGGGCGGCCGGGACCCCGATCCTGCATCTCGACGCAACTCTGCGCCCCGAACTGGTGCAGACCTACTTGCCGCGCATAGGCATCGCAGATCAGGTTTGCGCGCGTCAGCCGCATGTCCGCATCCGACAAGTAACCGGCAGCCCGACCTCCGCCCGTGCCCTGACACCCGCGCCGGACGCCCCCAACCGCGACCGCAAGTCCGCAGCCAACCGTCTGCGCGATCTCACCGCCTGGATTTCCCTGCGCGCCCGGCAATGCCACCGTCCTGCGGCCCGGGTTGATCTGCTGATCGTGGGCCAAAAGGCGGCCATAGCCTTGGCGGTCTTGCCGCGGGACAGATCCAACTGCGCGCCGAATGTGGCTCGGCTTTCTTTGCCGATCTGGTGGCCCACAAAGAAGTGCGCGAGACTTACCTCAACACCGCAGCCGCCGCCGATCTGCGCGGTCGTGTGGGTGAAGAGGTGAGCTTCGGCGGCATCAGTTTCCGCCGGTATCGCGGCGGCCTTGGCTTCGGCGTGCCGACGGATAAGGCGTATTTTTACCCGGAAGGCGTCGAGGGTTTGTTCGAGATTTACTACGCCCCCTCTGACACTTTCGAGACGGTCAACACGCTGGGCCTCCCGCTCTATGCCCGCATGATCCCGGACCGCGACCGTGATGAATGGGTCCGCCTTGAGATTGAAAGCAACCCGCTACCGATCTGCACCCGTCCGCAGGTCCTGCGCTCGGCACGGCGGACCTGATGAGTGCCTTTGCAGAGGCGCTGGGGCTGCTTTTTGCCGACCCCAACATCTCGGTCGAGTTCTGGCATCGGGATGGTGGGGGGCAGTTTACCCGCGCGCGCGGCATCCTGCGCCGACCCGACGAGATCACCGAGTTCGGGTCGGCGCGGCTGCTTTCTAACACCACCCGGATTGACGTTCGGGTGGTGGATATTCCTGAACCCCGCCCTCAGGAACAGATCCTGATCGGGGAGGAGACCTTTCTGATCCAGGGCGAGCCGCGCCGTGACCGCGAACGGCTGATCTGGACCATCGACCTCAGCCCCGCGTGACCCAGCATGAAACTGAAGATCACCATTGAGCCCGATCTTGTCGCGATGATGAAAGCCGAGATCCATGCTGGCGAGCGGGCCGTGACTTCTGCAATCCGTGACGCGGGATCGGGCCTAAAGACCGCATGGCGCGGGCAGATCATCGGCGCAGGGCTTGGCACGCGCCTCGCAGGATCCATCCGGTCCGAGCAATATCCCAAGGGCAAAGCCAGCCTGAACGCCGCGGCACTGGTTTGGTCCAAGGCGCCCGCGATTATCGGCGCCCACGACACGGGCCCACTGATCCGGTCAAAAAACGGCTTCTGGCTGGCAATCCCCATGCCCGCGGCAGGAAAATCCACAAGAGGTGGTCGGATCACCCCCGGCGACTGGGAACGCCGTACCGGTTTGCGCCTTCGGTTCATCTATCGGCGGAGGGGGCCGAGCCTGCTGGTGGCCGAGGGGCGGCTGAACACAAAGGGCCGTGCGGTGGCGTCACGGTCAAAAACCGGACGCGGCCTCGTCAGCGCGACGATCTTCCTGCTGGTGCCGCAAGTGAAACTGTCGAAGCGGCTGGATCTGGCAAGGGATGCGGCGCGGGCGGTGGACGGTGTACCGGGGTTGATTGTGGCGAACTGGGTCGAAAGTAATCTCAACGGGCAAGTCAGACTTAACCGAGTGTCGCCCTCACATCCGCTATAGCGATGTAAACGCGGTGCGGATTGTCACGATCACCGAGAGACTTGAATCCAAGGTCGGCGTAAAATTTCCAACGGCGATCAAAATGGTCATCTTCCAGAACATCTAGAACGATGGCAGCGGCCCCCATCTGGTCAGCGATATTGCGGCAACGCCTCATGGCATCGACGACGAGGGCTGTGCCAAGACCTTGTCCCTGCATATCGCGGCACACAGCGACAGCGCGAATGTAAATAACGGGAATATCCGGCAGAGCCGCACGTTGCCATTTTGCAGGCCCCAGACCGACCCGAACCGCCAATGCACCAAGGGTGTAAAAACCCAAGACATCGGGGTGGCCTTTTGATGTTGCGACCCAAGCCGTGACAAAACCATTCTTGATATGATCCGAGATCGACGACTTTAAAAAGGTGTCGATCGGGCCAAAGCCACAAGAAAAAGCGCTGCGGTCATGCAGCGCTTTGTCGAACCTCGAAATGATCAGAGATGATTTGTTGGCAGTCACGTCAGTAGGCATCCTTCAGAACGCCTTTGGATGCTTCAGCCGCACGCGCTAGCCCCGCAACCACTTTGCCCGGAGCCGCAATAGCCGCCCGAAAGGCCTCGAAGGCATCAACTGGCAGGATGGACAGTGAGATACGCTGTTCCACCTCCTGCGCGCGCAATAGGGCTGCCTGACGGATAAAGTCAGCCTCCTGCAGACCGGTGGCCGCAGCTGCAGCCCGGATCCGCGCCTCGTCTGCGCGGTGCATGCGAACCTCTTTGCGCGCTTCCATTTTGCCGGGCGTCGGCGTGACCTTTTCAATGGCAAACATGACTGATCTCCTTTTGATGAATGATGTACGGTAGAAAGCCGTACATGTCAAGATTTGCCACACCGCATGAAAAGCAAGTCCTCGACAGTAGCGACAAATGAACAATTGGGCCCCGGCGGATCATCATAAAGAACGAAAAGGCGTGTCAATGCCTAGCCCCCGCGAAACCATCCTCTCAGCACTCTTCGCGCGTCTTTCAGCGCTACCCGCCACCGGCCTGCGCGGTGACGTCCTGCCGGAGCGTTTGCCCGGCAGCGGCCTGTTGATCCTGCGCGACGGCGAACCGGGGGAGCCCGAAATCACACTATCGCCGCCGCGCTACCACTACCAGCACCGCGCCGAGATCGAAGCCGTCGTGCAGGGTGTGGCGCGTGACGGCGCCTTTGATGCTCTCTGCACCAGCGTTGGTTTGATGATTACTGCAGACCGGACACTGGGCAGTCTTTGTGACTGGGTTGGCAATATCATCTTCGTTGAAGTGACCTATTCTAACGGGCTCGACCGGATCGAAACCATCTGGAGCGATGGGCGGATCGAGGGCGCAGACCCCGGCATGGCGGCCCTCACCGGACGGATGGAGGTGCGTTTTGCCGACACAACGCTGATCACTCAGGCCTTGGATGGAACCCCTTACGAACTTGTTTTCGCCTGGACCCAGCCATAG